CATTACCTCTAGTTAATTCAGGATACCTAGAATATGAGGACTTAGGAAAACGTTGTTTAATTTCAGCAACGTGACGGTCATACCAAGGAACACTTGGATCAATGATTTTAGCACCTTCTGGAGCAATCATATGTAAATGTGGGATATCAGGCATAATACCTGTTTGTTCTAAAACAAATTCAAACAGTTCGCCTTTCATTCAACCCACTCAGCATTACAACACAAACACACACAATGTGTTATCTCATCATCGATAACGTTCTTTTCAACTTTAGAACGTGTGCAATTACACATCAATATCGCCTTCGATAAGCACGATTTGATTTCTTAACGGTAACCAACTTCTTTGTTGATCTCTTACCGTTCTTGTAAATATAACGAACAGTTCTATTTCCTTTCTTAAACGTCTTTCCTTTCTTCCAAGCCATTATGCACACACTCCAACAACATGTTCTGAAGCCTTAGAGGTAAGGCCGAGGACATGCGAAAATAATACAAGTACCAAGTACTCAATACGATTATTTTTGAGATGGTCAATAACCATAGCCATCTTAGATGTAGCAATAGCAGTTTCAACGGGAGCATTCATAATATCACATCTCCGTCATAGATTCACACAGATAACCTCTGTGACCACCTGGAACTAGATCTATAACAAGTTCCGGTTGCATAGTGTAAGTAGGGTCATAATTTTCAATTTCAATCTTAAGCAAACCACAAGGGAAAGAACCACCCTTCAGATAAGTTTGGTTACCAACTGTAGTACCAGTCATAAGTTCACGAGAATGAATTTGTAATGCACTCAAATTATTAGCACCGCCAGGATACATAGTATCAGTATTAACACCATCATTTTCAAATGGATAAGGTGCAATATTATTTTCAGTGATCATATCTTCAATAATTTCGGGATTTTGGTTAGTGCCTTCATTAAAAATAGCAGCTAACCAATTTTCAGGAGTACCACCAGCAATATCTTTAGCATCATCTGGAGCATTAGGATCTAATACATCAGGCAAACCACGAGATGCAGCATAACCTTCAATCAATGAAACATTGTTGAGACCTGAAGCACCGGCTCCAGAGTAAGAAACACCAACAGCAATAATCTCTCTTTCTTCAACATCGCCAACAGCGATAGCACCAGAAGGAGCAGTACGAGGAATAACAACCTTAGAGGGTTCCCATTCACCAGCAATAGCAGCATTATCAGCAGAATCAACAGGAAGAAGATTATTAGAATAACCACTAAGATGATGAGAACGATCAGAATATATCTTGAAATCCAAGAATTTTGGTCTTACTGTAGGATTTTCAGCAAGAGCCTCTCTATTCATCTTTTGCCAGGCACGGAAACCCTTCTCCCAACTATTGGACATAATCCAAGTCTGTGGGAGTTTAGAAACAGTAATCTTACCAGGCTGAGCAGCTGGATAAGAAACACCAGTTTGAACTGCAGTAGTACTCAAACGAATACTAGACACAGCCCATTGAATACCTTGGCGATAAAAACGCCTATTCATCAAGGAAGCACATTGAGATAAATCAATGTAATAAGTAGCTTCTCCAGGAACGATACCTGGACCGGGTGATGCTGCAGGAACTGCAGTCTTAGGAATAAAAGTAAAAGATTCTACAGCGGGTTGAATCTTTGTCATTTTCGAGTATTTACGCTTAGCCATATCCATTACGCTATCCTCGACGGTACATAAACTCACATGTGTGAGAAAGTACCGATTACAGGGGAGAACGCCCTAATATTCATAAATACTAATTAGATGCCAGTCTCAATGACTACTGACATAATTTCGTCCCCTGTAATAAATAAAGAGTGGGGTTACACCTGTAAATCCTGCCCATGGGTGCCGGAGGTATCCGACTCTGATGATTTCATAAGGGTGAAAATCAGAGAATCATTGAATCCCAAAGAAAGTAGATCACATAATCTAAGATTCCCAAAAAGATGTAAATCATGTGATACAAAAAAGAAGCGATCTACAAGACGTAGAAAAGCAATTGCCAGAGTATTCGGAATGTCTGCTGGAATTGGTAGCTTCTTACCAACGTACAATTATCCAAAGTTGCTAACGTTCGCTCTGCCTGTTCAACCTTCAGAAGAATTTGAAGAACGTTACGTACAAATCAAGCTGTTAGAAGATAAGCTTCCTAAAGCTAGAAAGTTGTTAATGAAAAACGGTACACTCGAAGGTACATTTGCAATTGAATGTACATCTAGACTAGCTAACTTAGATGTGTATCCTGAAGCATTTATGCAATGGAAACACCATGCACACGTACACGCAGTATGCGTGAGTAATTTTGTTCATCATAGTAAACTCTCAGAGTATTGTGAACAACTAATTCCCCTAGGACTAGGAAGAATTAATTTAAAAGCTCCAAGGAATTCAAAAATTGTAGCTGATTACATTTCGAAGTATCTGTCAAAAGAAAATCAAAGACACAGAACATTCGGTATCATGAGAAAAGTACCAGAACATGAAAGAGGTTGTATATGCAAACACGAAGACATGCAAGTCAATCACTATGTCTGTGAATGTTTGATATGTTAAGGGCGGTCCTCCTTCGGAGGCTTGCGCATGAGATAGATGTGCCTAAATCATACGAGAAGAACCAAATGCAGATTGTTCATATCTCCTAATAGCTGGAGAATGCATATCAGTTCCACCAGGCTTGGCACGTTTGCCAAGTTCTTCACCAACAACAGCACCAGAAACAGCTGCAGCAGAAACAAGAGCAATAGCAGGAGCAGCAGCAACTGCACGACCGAATAAATTACCTGAAGCATAAGCTCTAGAAACAGCCCAATAACGAAAAGCATTACCTCTAGTTAATTCAGGATACCTAGAATATGAGGACTTAGGAAAACGTTGTTTAATTTCAGCAACGTGACGGTCATACCAAGGAACACTTGGAT